GTAACTTCTATCTATAGGCCTTTAGAAATAGAAAAAAGGAAATAAAAAAATAATAATTAAAATAAAAATTAAAATGAGAAACAAAGATTTGTTTGAACAAAAATTAGAAAGATTTGAAGCAGAAGTAAAAAACATAGGGTATAATATTCATAGAAATGAATTAAGTACAGCCTATGAATTAGTAGAAGTACTTTTAGAAAAGATCGGAGATCTTAGAACTTTATTAAATACAGAACACCAAGACTAATGAATTTAACAGCAGAGCAAATACAAAAGAATTGGGATAAACATCTCAAAATTGTAGATACTTTTATAACGGGAGAACGTAAAGAGAAATTAAAAGCTCTTTATGTTTCCTTGGCTGATACTATGGTTATGGCTCCTGCCTCCGGTAAACCTTCTTACCATAATGCTTTTCCTGGAGGATATATTGATCATGTTAATCGTGTTGTTCATTGTGCTTTAAAAAGCAAAGCTCTTTGGGAAGAAATGGGGGCTACTATAGATTTTACAGATGAAGAATTGGTATTCGCAGCCCTTAACCATGATTTAGGAAAAATAGGAACATCAGACCAAGCATATTATCTTCCTCAGACTGATAAGTGGAGACAGGATAAATTAGGAGAAATTTACACTCACAATAAGGACTTACCTTATATGTTAATCCAAGATCGTTCCCTATTTACTCTTCAGCAAAATCAAATACCTGTTTCAGAGAAAGAGTTTCTAGCAATTAAATTACACGATGGATTATATGATGACGTAAATAAACCTTATTATATTTCGTTCAATCCAGATTCTAAACTAAGAACTAATTTAGTTTATATTTTACACCAAGCAGATTTCCTAGCATCCAAAATAGAATATGATGCATGGAAAGCTACAGGAGAGGTTCAAGAACCTAAAGTTGAAAAAACAAAATCTTCCACAGGCAAAACAGTAAATGCCTCAGAAGGATTAATGAGTTTAGTAAAAAATATTTAATATGATAATTTTAGTAATAATTTTAAGTTTATTGATTTTAGGATTAGGATACGTAGTATTCAATCTAAACCGTAAAGTAATTAAGCAAGAATCTATCATAGAATTCCAAGTAGGTTATTTAAGAAATGTTGCGTATCTTATTAATGAATCAAAAATTTATGTTGAACAATTAGATGAGAAAGGTACATTTAGGTCAGATGACGAAGTGGGAGTCTTCTTTGATTTCATGAAAGAAATTCAAGAAACCATAAATGATTACCGCCTCCCTGAAGATTATGGCAAAACCACAGAATAAAGATAATTACTATTTCACTCAAGGAACGGAGGATGCAATCGTAAGATATAACGCATCCTCTGACCCTATTTTAAGGGATAAGATATTTACTAGAGAAATTTACTATCCGTTTTATAAATTAGCAGAAAATATTATACATACTTTTAAGTTCTACTACCTCGATGTTGATAGCATAGAGGATTTAAAACTAGATGTAGTAAGTATGCTGGTAGAGGAGAAGATCCACAGATTTGATGCAACTAACGGAGCTAAAGCATTTTCATACTTTCAAACAATTGTTAAGAGATGGCTTATCAATTACAACAACAAAAACTACAAGAAATTAAAACAAATAGGATCTTTTGAAGAAATGGAAGATTCCTACGAAGTAGAAGGGATCCCTAATTCCGAAAGAAAAGTAGCCCTAGCATCAATAGTAAACTTTTTTGTAGAAAACAGTTACAAGGATATAGAGATACTATTCCCTAAAGAACAAGATCAAAAAGTTGCTGATGCAATCCTTACCCTATTTAACACCAGACACGATTTAGAAATATTCAGAAAAAAAGCTCTATACATTTATATTAGAGAAATGACTGACTGCGAAACTCCTACACTTACCAAAGTTATTTCAAAACTTAAAGAAGAGTTCTATAAGGTATACAAATCCTACCAAGATGCAGGGTTTTCTATTCAATAATATATTTTAAAGATATTTATACAATAAATACACTATGGGATTAGAAACAGTAATTTTTGGAAACAAGACAGTTTCAGATGTATTGAAAGAGATTTACGATAACTCTAAGAGTAAATCAAAGCAAGTAAATTCACTTATTGGAGAGCTAAAACCTCTTGTAGAGAATATAGGGGATGCAACTTTGGTAGTACCAATGATTAAAGAGTACTTAGAGGTAGGAGTTAAGAATGATGAGCATCTTATTAAAATGGTAGCACTTGTTCAACGACTAGAATCAGGAGGTAGTAAAGATGCTGCAGATTTCTTCGATCCAGAAGAGCTTGCAAGATTAATGGAACAAAGTCAAGAAGTAGGTAAGAACTTAGATAAAGAAGATAAAGAGTAATGGCATACCAATCGCATTTCACAGCCCAGGCAGGATCAGGAAGATCGAAAGGAGGAGCAGGAGGTGGTGGAAAATTACAACAGGGTAGAGTAGTTAAGACAATACTATCATTATCAGATCCTGATTGTACAGATCCATCCATGCTAAATGGAGTGTTTTATAGATTAGCTAAAGTAGCAGGAAGCGAAACCCAGACAGCAGGAGTACTAGGTAAATTATCTTTTGCAAGACAAGGAGATGCCTCAATGAGAGTTATTCCTATGGAAGGGGAGATGGTTGAAATATACAGAGGGGTATCCAAAAATGCAACAGGAACAGATACAGTATATTGGGGAAAGATCATAAATGTGTGGAATCACCCACACCACAATGCTGTACCAGATTTAAAGCAAGAGAACTGGAGTGATAGGTTACTAGGTGGACAAGCTGAGAAGGCAACAGTAAGTCCTTTACAAGCAAACCCTGGAGATACCCTGATAGAAGGAAGACTAGGTCAATCTATTAGATTAGGAGGATATAAAGGAACTCAATCAAAGAATATTGACGACAGTAACGATGGAATGCCAATAGTACTGATAAGCAATGGACAAATAAAAACAGATGTAGGAGATCTTCCTATTGAAGAGGATATTAATGAGGATCACAACTCAATACATTTTCTATCAAACCACACTACAACTCTAAAAGCAGCAAACGATAAAAGAGATACATACAACGAAGTTCCACCAGGGTCAGATCAGTATAAAGGAAACCAAGTATTAATAAATGGAGGAAGATTGTACTTTAATGCAAAAGAAGAAAGTGCACTAATTTCAGCTAAAACTTCTATAGGATTAAATGCAAACACTTTAAATTTTGATGGAAAGGAATACGCATGTATCGATGCAGATAAAATATACATAGGTAAAAAAGCTAGAACATCACCTCAAAGTGGTAACCAACCAGTAGTATTAGGTAGGCAATTAGAGAACTGGTTAGGAGCACTTCTAGATACACTAGACACTGTAGCAACTGCAATGTCTACAGCAACAGCAGTAGATGCAGGTCCGGTTACCCAATTAAATGCAGCAGGACCAAGTTTAAAATCAACAATACAATCGCTAAGAACACAGTACAAAACATTTCAATCTAAAAAAGTATTTACTGAATAATGGCTTTATCATCACAAATATCAGGTATTGTTGCTAGACAAGTAGGATCTATTCAAGGAAAAGTGACTGCTCAAGTTCAGTCTAGAGTTTTACAAATGTTACAAAAATTTGTAAATGAATGTCCTACAGGAAGAGAACTTCCACAAATAATAAAAGAAAGAAGTAATTTACTTAGTATTATAAATTCTTTTGAAAGTAGAATTACAACAGTTGGAGGTATAGCTAATAAATTTAATGCACCTATAACAACATTACGAACAGCAATTACTGTAATAAAAAACATTACAATACCAACAGCAATAATACCAGGACAGATAGGAGGAGTAGGTATACCAATTAACATACTAACTAGATATAGTGATGCATTAATACAGTTAAATAAATTAGTAGATCACTTAGAAAGTGAGAAAAATGCAGTAGTAACAATAACAAGCACAGCATCAGATACTTTAACAAACTTAAAAGCTCGACTAGAAGCTTTAGATGCAGCTATAGAAGAGTGCAGTAAAAGCTCTCCAAATTTACCAGGTATAGTTAACCAAGCACAACCAAAAGCAAATACAGGTTCAGAGGGAACACCAAAAGATCCAGACTACTACTACAAAGGATATAAGCTGGCAGTAATAGAAGATAAAAACTCACCCAGTATTGCACCAAAGAGGTATGCAATTGCAAAAGATAGAATAGGAGCAGTAATTTTGCAAGGACCATCTTCATTCAGTTCAGATACAAAGGTATTGTTAGATGAAATTAAATTTAGAATAGATAATCAATTAGCATAACATAACTATTTATTAATATGAAGTTAGATTTATTAAAAAAATTAATTAAAGAAGCAGTAAAAGAAGCAGTTCGTGAAGAATTAGAAACAATTCTATCTGAAGGAGCAAACTCTGCAAAAGTACCAACAGAGGTTGTATCTGAATATAGAGAATCAAAACCCGCTGTGACAAAGTACGAAGAATACAAACCAGTAATAGCTAAACCTATACCAACAGGAGATCCAATTGCAGACTTGATGAATGAAACAAAGTACTCAATGACTCAGGGAGAATATAGAAGTTTAGTAAGTGCAACTTCGGACATGGTACAAGCAACAGGTCTAGGAATGCAATCAACAGGATTAGAAGCACTATTAGCAGAAGATCAATTTAGACCAAGTCCTGAACCAGGGCTAGATATTTCACAATTTGATTTTATAAAAAAAGCAGGTGCAATTTATAAAGCATCTAATGAGAAAGATAAACAAAGATTTGGAGCATAATGGCATTTAATGTACAAAAAATACATCCACTAGATCTACAACCTAGAAAAGCAGTAGGAGTAAAACTACCGTTTACATCTAGAGCAGTCTTTGAATCTACTTATACAACAAAAGATGCACTAAAGTCTAATATAATCAACTATTTTCTAACAGAAAAAGGTGAAAGATTTCTCAATCCAGGTTTTGGAGCAGGGTTAAGATTGATGCTTTTTGAACAAATAACAACAGACACAAAAGACCAAATAGCCTACATAATAAGACAAGATATGGCACAGTGGTTTCCTGATGTAAATATACGAGACTTAGTAATAAAAGCCACTGAAGACACAAATACAGTAGCAGTTGCAATAACATATGATGTATCACAAACAAACATACAAGATCAAGTAGTAATTAATTTTGAACAATAATGGCTCAAAATAGAGATATAAAATACGTAAGCAGGGATTTCGGAGATTACAGAACTCAGTTAATGGAGTAGGATAAGAACTACATTCCAGATTCTTACAACGACGTTACACCAACATCACCTGGTATGATGTTTATCGAAATGGCTGCCTATGTAGGAGACATTCTAGCATTTTACCAAGACACTCAATTACAAGAGACTTATATTCAACATGCAAAAAATCCTGCTAATTTATACAACTTAGCATACATGATGGGTTATCGTCCAAAGGTAACTTCTCCATCTGAAGTAGAGGTACAAGTATCACAACTAGTAGGATCAGTACAAGGAGCACCTAACTGGGATCAAGCACTTAAACTACCTGCATACACTAGGATTAAAGCAACTAACTCAGGACAAGGAAATTTTTATATAGAAAAACCTATAGATTTTGGTTTTTCAAGCTCATACGATCTAACACAAGTAGTAGTTGATACAGTAGATAGTAGTGGTCAACCTACAACTTTTAGATTAATTAAAACTGCAACTGCTACATCGGGAGAGATAAAAACAATAACCCAAACAGTAAATTCTGTTGAAAAGTTTAAAACAATAACTATTAGTGATACAAACATAGTAGGAGTATTAAATATAACAGAAAATAACGGAAATACAATATGGTACGAAGTTCCCTTCTTAGGTCAGGATACAGTTTTTGTAGATAATACAAATAATGATACTGATAAGCAGATTGTACCATATAGTTTAACATTGCAAAGAGTTCCTAGAAGATTTGTAACAAGATTTAATTCAACAGGACAACTACAAATTCAATTTGGAGCAGGTATAACAGGCCAAGATGATTCAGTAATCACGCCAGATCCAACAAATGTAGGATTTGGATCAGTACAAGGAGTTACAAGAGTTGACTACGCATTTGATCCATCGAACTTTTTATCAACAAAGTCATACGGATTAGCACCAGCCAACACTACGTTAACAATCCAATACGTAGTAGGAGGGGGAGTAACAGCAAATGTTCCTGCAAATACAATAAATACATTAATAGGGTATGGAGGAACAGTTGTAGATAAACTTGGTGGAACCACACAAAAGGGAACAGTTACTTTCAATAATACTGAAGCAGCGACAGGAGGAAGAGATGGAGATACAGTAGATGAATTAAGAGAGAACTCTTTAAGAGCTTTTAATGAACAAGGGAGAGCAGTAACCTTACAGGATTATACAGTAAGAGCATTATCAATGGCTTCTAAGTATGGCTCAATTGCAAAAGTATACATAACACAAGATCAACTAACAAACCCAAATTTAACCACAGATAGCATAATTGATAGTAATCCACTATCACTATCACTATATACCTTAGCATACGATAACTACAAAAATCTAACACAAGCAACACCAACACTTAAAAAGAACTTAAAAAACTATCTTTCAGAGTACATGATTATGACTGACGCAATCAACATAAAAGATGCTTTTGTTGTTAATATTGGTGTTACTTTTGACATAATAACAAAACCTAACTTTGTAGGAAGGGATGTATTGCTAATATGTACAGGTTTATTGAAAGATTATTTTAGTATAGCAAAATGGAACATAAACCAACCAATTAACATATCAAGTTTGTATACACTACTTGACCAAGTGAAAGGAGTTCAAACAGTACAAAAAGTTGAATTAGTAAATATAGTAGGAGGTAATTACTCACAGTATGCCTATGATATGAAAGGAGCAACTAAGAACAATATAGTGTATCCATCATATGATCCTATGATCTTTGAGGTAAAATATCCTAACCTAGATATTAAAGGAAGAATAACAATAATATAACATGGCAGTATACAGACTATTTCCCGAAAAAGACACCTTCATATCATAGAAATTCCAACAGGTAATGCTGGGAAAGATGAGATCATTGAAATAGGAGGATATTCAGATATATCAGGTACAGGACAGACAAACCGACTTTTAGTACAGTATCGCACTTCAGAGATTCAAGATGTAATTGCAACTAAAATAGCAGGAGCAGGATATAGTGCTAGCTTACATTTGTATTTAGCGGATGCTTATCAAATTCCCGTAGACTACAATCTATACGGATATCCAATTTCAGGAGCATGGGACAATGGTATAGGTAAGTATGGAGACACACCAGTAGATACTTCAGGAGTTTCTTGGAAATACAGACAAGCAGGATTATCATCAGCATGGTTAACATCGTCTTTTGCAGCAGGAGTAACAGGTTCGTTTAAATCAGGAACAGTGGGTGCAGGAGGAAACTGGTATACAGCTTCAGCAGGAGTTAATTTAGAATTTACTCAATCACATGGATTAAATACAACTAATGATGTTGATATAAATGTAACAAAAGCAATTCAATTAATAAATGCAAATACATTAGTCAATAACGGGTTTATACTGAAACTACCTGACAATCTTGAATATAATACAACTTCCTCTATCAAACTAAAATACTATGGTGCAGATACAAATACCATTTATCCACCATTCTTAGAATTCAAGTGGGATGACACTGTATATACTACAGGATCACTATCAGTACTAGCAAACAATCTATGTATAATAAATTTGACTAACAATAGAGGTACCTACGTAGATAACGGAAAACAAAGATTCAGACTTTCAGCAAGACCAAAATATCCTCAAAGATCATTTACAACATCTTCAGCATACTTAATAAATTACGCTCTTCCATCAGCTTCGTACTGGGGATTACGAGACGAGAACACAGAAGAAATGATAGTACCTTTTGATACCGATTTTACAAAAGTAAGCTGTGACTCAAACGGATCGTTTTTTGATGTATATATGGATGGCTTGCAACCTGAGAGATATTATCGTATATTAGTAAAGACAACTTTAGATGGAAGTACTACAGTAGTAGATGGTCAAAATATATTCAAAGTAGTACAAAATGGCTAATGACATTCAAATACAAAAGACAGTTTTTAATGCTACAGAATTTAATAAAGTAGTTGATAACACTTTCAAAACATTCAAACAACCAGTACCAGCTGAGGATACGGATACACCTGACGAATTGTTTAGGTTGTATGAAAAACTATATTACGTAATAAACGTAAATGGTCCTACAGATTCTCACGAATACCTAGTAAAGAAGAGTTCTGAGTTATTAACCTTTGACAAAGTAACCGAAGATATACAACCACTATTGGATGAGATTGCACAACTAAGGCAACAAAATTTAGCACTAAACGAACAAATACTTACTCTACAGACAAACATATAGTAAATGGCAGATATTATTTATAAAGTTAACCAAGACACACCCAACAGCATTTCAGGCTTTGAAAAATATTCAGACGAAGATACAGCGTTGGTAGGTTCGTTTACAATAAACAGTACATTTGATACCGATAAGAACTACTGCGAACTACATATACTATCACTATCAGATGAATTAGTAGAGAGTAATTATAATTATAGTGGATTAAAGCAATCTTTAAATGCTCAATCTGCAGGACAGCCTGGAGCATCTGTACTAACTATTGATCCTGTTGAGGACGTAAAAAGTTACGGATATACAAATACAGGAGTTAAACTACTATACCACTTTCTAAATGACTTATACTCAGAAGATGCTTCTAGGGTAGATTTTTATATTGACAGCATATCGGCAGATAGAACAGAAATAAGTTTAAATACTTTAAAAATACAGCCAGAGAAGTTAGTTATAATTACTTCTGCAATTAAAGACAAGTTAACAACTCAATCATACTTTACAGGATTTAGACTTAATTTTGGTCAAAATGATTTGCTAATTGCAACAAATATCGATACGCTAGATACTCCTGCAGGAAAAGTGGTTGTGGTTAAATTATACGAACCACTTCCAACAATGTATGGAGTAAAAAGTGTAACTAGTATAGCAGAGGTTGTATGTGATTCAGTAGCATATGAAGTAGATTCTCAGTATATAGCTCCTAAAGTAGAACCACCAACTTTAAGATCTCCTAATTTTAATTTAGAAATAGCTGATAACGCAGTAGTTCCTACAGGATATTTAGACTATAATGACCTATTTAGTTATCCAATAAACAACTCAAATAGTCAAATATTTTCAGCCATAAATGAAATGGGAGCTGAGATTAGTGTGGATTATTCTGACTATAACAACTTTATTCACTTCTCTTCAGCACAAGAGAGATTGATGAATTTTAAATATAAATTAGATTTAATAAATAACTACTCAGCAAGCCTATCAGCAATATCAATAAATACAATATCAGGATCAGTAGGAGTATCAGGAAGTAGTGACTATTATAAAAACCTATTAACAGGAGTAGTTAGTAATTTTGATCACTATGAAAGATTCTTATACTACGAATCAGGAAGTAATTCATGGCCTAAAAGCAATACAGCTAGTCCTTACATAAATAAAAGTAGTAACAACGTAGAGAGTATAACTTGGTACGCAAATCAACTATCAACAGCAACAAGCTACGATTTAACAAATTACAATTCACTAGTATATAGTATTCCGAGTTTCATAAGAGATGATACAAATAACGACAACTATTTGACTTTCATCTACATGGTAGGCCAGCATTTTGATAACTTATGGCTGTATTCAAAAGCAGTAACAGATAAGTATGATGCTGATAATAGAATTAACTATGGTATTTCAAAAGATTTAGTAGGTGAAGCTTTAAGGAACTTTGGAGTTAAACTATATACATCAAATAAATCTATAGAAGATTTATTTACAACATTTATAGGACAAGCATATCAATCAGGAAGTGAAAAAATAAACCACTACATAACAGGTTCTTTAACAGGATCAAATACACCTATTCAACCAACTTCTTATGATAATTACAACAAAGAAGTTCAAAAAAGAATCTACCACAACTTACCTCTACTTTTAAAATCAAAAGGAACAGAAAGAGGTTTAAGAGCACTTATAAATTGTTTTGGAATACAAGGAGATCTTTTAGATATAAAGTACTACGGAGGTAGAAATAATACAGAAAGACCGTTCTTTGGAGACTACCAACCGTATACAAGTTCTCTTGATAAAATAAGACTTGACAATACTGGAAGTATAACTTCAGGAAGTACTTTATCAATCAATACATCTATAATAAAAAGAAATGATAAGTATACCGACGATCTACATGTACTAGAGGTTGGATTTTCTCATGTAGATAATATTGATACATACATTCGAGCAAATATAACTGGATCATTTGATATTGATGATTACATAGGAGATCCGCAAAGTCAATATGAAAACACATACTCAGGACTAAGTGGAGTAGCCAATACACTATTATCAGGATCACTAGGAACTTCAGGATCGTATGATTTAAGAGATTATGTACGACTTATTAAGTTTTATGATAATACAATCTTTAAAATGGTTAAAGATTTTATTCCAGCAAGAGCAGTAGCAGATACAGGAATTATAATTAAACCAAATTTACTTAACAGATCAAAAGCTAAATCAGTAATAACATCAGGTTCAAGACCTGAATATACAGGTTCAATTGATACCGCATTTATTGCAGGAGGACATGGAAATGTCTACAACGTAGGTTTTGCAGAATGGAGTACAGCATACCCAGATACAGTACAAACACCAAATGGACAGGCTATTCAAGGTTATCAACATTTACAAGAACAACCAAAGTATAACGGAGAACTATCAGGAAGTGAAATACTAGTTACAAATGGCAATTTAACAGTAAATAATCCATACTTAATAAACATAGAAGGAGCACATTTTTATAGTGTTTACTTTGTAAGTTCATCTAATGAAATTTGTCTACTACAACCAACAAATAACATTACCTACATTACATCATCAACAGATACCTTTAACCTAAGTGATTTTTTTAGCTTTGCAGTTAACTGCAATGTAAGTGAATCAGCAATAGCATTTACACCACCATATACACCAATTACTTTTCCACGTAATTTCGGAAATGATGGGTATAGCCAATATCAGCACTTCTCCCTATCAGTAACAGATCCAACAAAACTAGTAACATGTCAAGCATCAACAAATTTAGTTTATGGAATTTGTAACATACAACAAAGCTATAACAGCAATAGTGTAACACAGTATTTACAAGGAGATCCAACAACAGAGTACGATATTACAACTTGGTTTAATACAGGACCTGCAGCTATAGCCAACCTACAATATACAGCATCTTGGAATGATGGAACAGATCATACAGTAACAATTACAAATCCAACTGCATACCACTTTACACAAGACCAAGGAACAGTAGTAACAATTCAAGTAGCAGATACAGGACTAGGTAATCTATGTAAATCTAGCATACAAGTATTTGTATCAACAACAGCATTAGGAACAGTGAATACCGGTTCATATACAAATAGCTACCATGGACATCACGGATTGCAATTTGCATTTGCAGAAGCAACTCCAGTAACAACTGCACAAGGTGTAGAATCACATCAATTTAATGAAAATTTGCAATATGTAGGACTTACAATAGCAGGAAATATACACAGTAATTCAACAACAGCAAATAGAGGGATACCAGGATATTTTACTCCTTACAACTACCCTGCACAGTATAATTTAGGATTAGGACCATCTACAAGATACACTGCATACACACTAACATGTACTAATGCAAACTATAGAACATACGATACTACAACAGCACAACCAGGTAGCCCAGTTGGTGGTTGGAGAGGAAATTGGAATATAGCAGTACATCTTACAGCAGATAATTTACTAGCTAGCGGCTTAGAAGGAAGTATCACATTAGATCCTATACCATTTAAAGATAAAAGTGCATATAGTTACAATGATGCAATAGAAGAAGGTGGAGAAGGATTATTTCAATATTTAAGAAATGGAGAAAAATCATATCCAACAACTGCAAGATATGGACCATATAGACCATTTCAAACAGGATCAGGAACCCATGTACAGCCTTATGCACTGACCTATCAAACCCAGGTTTCTAAGACATATCAAGAAGATAGTAGTGGTGCTCTAGTACCATTATGGAGATCAAAACATTTATTAGATCGAGCATACATATTGAGAGCTTATCAAGATCAACATCCTACTTCATATGCACAAGTTACAGTATACGGAGATTCTGGAATTCTAAACCAAGAAGAGTATAATGGCTATACACAACTTCCACTAGAAGGAGCACCATATAACGTAGTATTAAACGGTATATCAGGAATGGGTGCAGATGATGCTAAATACATAGATATTTGGTTACTTACAAATTGGGACTACTCACTAGGTACTCCATCAGGTATCCAAAATACAATATACACACCACCAACAGCAGGTGAATTTGATCCAGCTAGTATACCGGCACCTCAGACTAACCCTGATGGAAGCATAACTACATTTGGACCATGGATAAAAGTACCAATAAGATATTTCTGGCAACCAACCTATCCAATGACAGAAAAGCAACAGATTATGTACGTAGTAGGACAAGGATGGGGAAGCAACATACCAGGCTTTTAATAATATAGAGTAATACAATGACAAGACAAGAATTTTTAGCGCATGTACAACTACATCCTAACCAGGTAAATGTTTGGTATAATGATGACGCACCACCATATATAATAAAAGCAATATCAATACCAGTAATAGATGGTAATCATAACAACATTACAAATTACCTAACACTAGTACAGCATATTACACTACCACTACCTCAAGGAGGAATTGTAACACTAACAGTAACAGCTAGACAAGTTGTAACAGGTACTGTTAACGGAACTTTCACAACTTGTTACTTACTAGACACAACACCAGTAACAGTTTCACAAATAACACCAGTTAGTGAAACATGTAACATACAACTATTACCAGCAATAGATGATGCAGAATTTTTTGATAGTCCATACAATGTATTACATGGTTCCATAGAAGAACTAAGAAATTCTACATATATTATGCAAAGTGATAGATATAAAATAGGCACTTTAGCAAACCCAACATACACAGGACCCTTAAACATAGAACAACTCTTGTCAGGATCAGCATCATTAGCACATGTCCAAGACAGTAACTACACATCTACAGGGTGGATAAGAGGTAGGTATGAAGGAACTAAAACAAACGAAAAAGACTATAAAACTAGTCCTGCAGTAACAGGAGTAGTTTTCCAAGGAGCAGAATTTCCAGCAAGTGCATCTATTTCACAAATAAACTATGCACAACAGAGCAATCAAATACTGTATAAAAATTACTTCTCAGCAGGAGCAGGAGAAACACCAGGATTTAATACAATAGATTTAGGATACTTGGTGTACGATACAGTTACAGACACTGACATTATAATACAAATACAAGCTCCACCAGGATCAGGTCTAGTAAGAATGCCACAAGCAGGAGACTTTTACCAAATAGGTTCAGAAGTAGTAAAAGTAGTAGAAGCAGGGATCAATACAGCAACAACTCCACCAATATATACACTAACAGTACTTAGAGGCTATACAGGTACTCCGGCTGGGTACCCATCAAGTCAACCTATACAATACATACAACAAGTACAAATATATAATATGACTGGAGATAAATTATTAGGAGTACCTAAAGGTCAGGTTGTTGTAAAACAAACAGGAGTATCTGTAAAACTAGATGCATTGGGATACATAGTAACTGCTAGTAATGTATTAGCATACTAATCCATAGTTTGTAACTAAAAATAAAAAACATATATTTATTAATAAAAACATACACAAATGGGATATTTAAGTAATCAAGTAGTAACAGTTGATGCTATTCTTACAAAAAAAGGAAGAGAGCTTCTAGCAAAAGGGGATGGTTCTTTCAAAATTACACAATTTGCTTTAGCAGATGACGAAATAGATTATACATTGTACAATCCTGACCATCCAGGTGGATCAGCATACTATGGTGAAGCTATCGAAGCAATGCCTCTATTGGAAGCATTTCCTGATGAGAATCAAATCATGAAATATAAACTTACAACTCTTCCAAGAGGAACAGCTAAGCTACCAGTTCTTGATTTAGGATTTGCAGCTATCAGATTGAAGCAAGGAGCTTCTTTGGCAATCACTCCACAAACATTAAATTACTTAGGATCTTCTCATACTTTTGAAGCTGGAGGATATGTAGCAACAATTGCTGATGCTAGAGTTTTAAACACATACAATGGAGTAGGTATTAATACACCTGAAGCTGCAGCTTTAAATTCAACTACAACTTTAGGAACAAATGTTTCTAAGACAGTAATTGGAACTTCAATTAACTTAACTGCTACAACAGTTAATACTTTATTTGGAGGTAACACAACACTACAAACTACAATTACAGTAATAGGTAGAGATTCAGGAGCACGACTAACAATTCCAGTAACAATTATTCAAGTAACACAATAATAAGATATGTCATTTAAAAGATTAGATCAGGAAGATGTTGCAATAAGTGCAGAATCAGTAGTAGCACCAGCTTGGACAGGACAGGCAACAACTCTTACAAGTTTTTATACTTCATCAAACCAAATAGGAGTAGGGTCAGGTAACTACTACTACGATATTTACCAATCAGCACCAGGAACAACAGGTGCAACCGTTCAATTCTCAATAGGATATGGTAACTTACACGGAAGTGGTTCAACACCTATTAATACAGCGGTTAGCTTTGCAAGTCCATCATCAATAGTATATGGTCAGTATAGAACTTTAGTAAATGGAGATGAAAACACAAACTTTACTTTTGGAAATACAACACCAAACTCAGTTTATGTGATATCTCTTAACAGAGCTAGATATAAAGAAAAACTACTACCAGGAAGTTTCAACTTACAACTTTCAGGTTCAGGTGGTATTATAAAACTAACAGACAACTCACAAGCAATAACAGCAGTATCATATGTAGATGCAGGTAGAGTTTTCGACATAGTATCAGGTTCAGATGGAATACCATACACAGGAGTAACAACAACAGGATTCTCACCAGGATCAGGATCTTATGGCAAATTCTTACCAGACGTAGGTACAATTATATTAAATGTAGCAGCATTGAGTGGATCTGCAGCACAAGGAGGAATAGCATTATCTATAAACGAAGGATCAAATATTGCACCAACAGTTAACCTAGGAACTCTTTACAACGCACTAGTTGCAGGAGGTAGTTTTAAACTTCAATCAGAAGAAACAATTACATCAAATTATATATTTGTAAGAGTACGAAACAGTGAATTTAACTACTCAACAAATCCATCAATTATATCAGGATCAGGAGAATTAAGATATGATGTACTTATTAATACTCCTCAAGCATATATGACAACAGTAGGTTTATATAACGACAATAACGATCTTCTAGGAGTAGCTAAATTATCTAAACCTTTATTAAAAGATTTTACAAAAGAAGCGTTAGTAAGAATCAAGCTTGATTATTAATGAATGAGCACTTACAAAAAACTAAACAAACAAGATGCCTTTATTACTACCTATACTGCCTACAAACACTGGGCGGTATCAGGTAGTCAATTTAGTGACTATGGAATTGAAATAATTCCTCAAGCTACTGGAGTATATTCAAGCAGTCTTGCACAGTTATACTACCCACCAAAAATATCAGGAAGTATAGTTTCACATTCTTTTGATAACTACACAGATACAACTCTATACTTACCACAACTTAGAAATTTTAATCCAAATTCATTTATAATATCAATCCCAAGAGCAAAAACAGGTATTCACATAAGACCTGGTGCTGAGTTGGATTTATCTATTTATAACGTAGACGTTAATAGATACGTAAGCAATTCATACTGGGCTAACGATAACTACACTAACGATCCAGTAACATATACAAATATAAACACAACAACACTGTATGATGATGGTGAAGGAGGATTATATACAAGTGGAAGTAATCCAAGAAAGTATGTAGGAGATATAGTATATCCACATGGTATGCTGATACTGACAGATAGTGACTATTTAACATTAATACGAAACATGTGGGCAGCTCCGGTAATACAAGCTGACCCATTAGGCGCAAAGCCAGCTCCAACTACAGATAGTCGTAAAAACATAGCACTTAAGTGGCAATCAAGCCAGCCAATATTTACCCATAACTACCACTGCAGGATAAGAGAATCGGAATATAATTTTACATATAATCCGACTGCATTAAGCAGTTCACTAGGTGTAGTTCACGACAATACTGCAAATATATACAGCACTTCAGGTAGCATAGTAAAAGGGGATTTAAACAATAACGTAACAGGAAGCACTTTCCAGCCGTACATTACAACAGTTGGATTATACAATGATGCAAATCAATTAATAGCAGTAGGAAAGATGTCACAACCAGTTCCTAAACCAGCAAATACAGAAATGACAATAATAGTTAAAATAGACATATAATGGCAATTACATTAAGACTAGACTCAGGATCAGCACTATCTCATGCACAGGTAGATACAAACTTTACTTCAATGTTCTACTCAGCATCCTATACTGGATCAGTAGTAACCTTTTTTAGAACTGGAAGTACTGCATTAGGAATACCAAGAACAAGTGCATCGTTCACCATAGGTGGAGGAGATACACTTTGGACAGCAAGTATTGATAGAATCAGTAGATTAGGACGAGTAGACGTATCAGGATCTTTTGCAAATGGAATAGGAGTACTACCAACAGGACCTTATTCACATGCTGAAGGATCAGGATCACTTTCTTCAGGAACAGGATCACATGCCGAAGGAATAAACACACAAGCAACAAGCCAATACTCACATGCAGAAGGATACTATTCAATAGCATCAGGACCTTATTCACATGCTGAAGGAAACTCTGCTCAAGCAACAGGACTATATTCCCATGCAGAAGGAAATGGAACAGCATCTGGAACAGGATCACATGCTGAAGGACAGAGCACAACAGCATCTGGATCTTATTCGCACGCTGAAGGAGGATCTACTCAAGCAATAGGATACTTCACTCATGCCGAAGGAGAAGGTACAATGGCGATAGGAGAAGGTTCACATGCAGAGGGTGAATATACTCAAGCAATAGGATATTTTGCCCATGCAGAAGGTGAATGGACAGTAGCTTTAGGAGAAAACTCACACGCAGAAGGCCTATACACCTCAGCATCAGGTGATCATTCACATGCTCAAGGAACTTATACAAACTCAAAAGGACAATGGTCACATGCAGAAGGAGGATATACCATAGCATCCGGAGCTTACTCACATGCTGAAGGATCAGGATCACTTTCTTTTGGATATGCATCACATGCTGAAGGACAGAATACATTGGCATTTGGAACAGGATCACATGCAGAAGGATACAATACAACAGCATCAGGAGATTATTCACATGCAGAAGGATCAGGCTCAAGAGCAGTAGGACTTGCTTCACACGCAGCAGGTTGGAACACAGTAGCATCTGGTAGTTATCAGTCAGTAATAGGACAATATAACATATCATCATCAGCTCAATCAGCATTTATAATAGGTAACGGAACAGGAGCTGGAGCAGGTAGATCAAACTTATTATTTGCATCAGGTAACTTATTACAAGTAACAGGAAGTATTAGTGCAACACAAGGATTTACAGGATCACTATTTGGTACAGCATCATATGTTACAACAGCTTCATATGCTACAACAGCTTCATACACAATTGCTACAGCAACAAATGCTACAACAGCTTCATATGCACTAACAGCATCTCAATGGCTTGGAATTAGAAACGGAAACGTAATAATAACAGGATCGGTAGTAATAGGAAGCAACAACATAGCATCAGGTAACGGATCTCATGCAGAAGGATTATATAATACAGCATCAGGAAACTACTCGCATGCAGAAGGTGAGTTTAGCATCGCAAAAGGAGACTACTCCCACGCAGAAGGAAATAATACAATAGCATCAGGATCGTTTGCACATGCTGAAGGATATGTTTCAATAGCATATACATACGCTCATGCAGAAGGATATAGTACTCAAGCGACAGCACAACATGCTCACGCAGAAGGAGGAAATACAAAAGCAAATGGACAGTATTCTCACGCAGAGGGAAGTTTCACAATAGCAACAGGTTCCTACTCACATGCTGAAGGGTACTATACAACTGCATCAGGATCAGGAGCACATGCTGAAGGAGCTAGCACACTAGCATCAGGACCAAACTCACATGCTGAAGGAAACTCAGCAGTTGCATCAGGACAATCCTCACATGCTGAAGGAGACCAAGCAGTAGCAATAGGGTATGGCTCTCACGCAGAGGGATTTCAAACATATGCCGTTGGTAGCTATTCACATGCAGAAGGAATAGGAACACAGGCCAATGGTGCAAATTCACATGCAGAAGGATCACTTACATACGCACAAGGAGATCAATCACACGCTGAAGGAAGTGGAACAACTGCATCAGGATCGTTTGCACATGCTGAAGGAAATAGTACATATGCAAATGGGAACTACTCACATGCAGAAGGAAATAGTACAGTAGCAGGTGGAGTAGGATCACATGCAGAGGGATTCTTTACAATAGCAACAGGTTCATACTCACATGCCGAAGGATATTATACAACAGCATTAGGAAGCTACTCACATGCAGCAGGAAACCAAACAGTAGCATCTGGTAGTTACCAATCAGTAGTTGGACAGTATAATATATCCTCATCAGCACAATCAGCTTTTATAGTTGGAAATGGAACAGGAGCAAGCAGAAGTAACTTAATATTTGCATCAGGTTCACAAGTACAGGTAACAGGGTCAGTGTCAATAAGCAGTGTACTACAATTAGCAAGACAATCATCATTCCCTTCACCAGCATCAGAAGGAATGATAGTAGCACAGGGATCTGCATTAGCAAGCAAATTGTACTACTATGATGGAACAACTTGGAATGCATTATTCTAATAAAAAAATAAAAAATGTGGTTATATCAAAATAAACAAATAAATCAACTTTCAGATATGCCCGAAGACATCTTCGGGTTTATCTACGAAGTAACACATATACCAACAGGTAGAAAGTATTTAGGAAAAAAGCAATTAATTTCTGTTACAAAAAAACCTTTAGGTAAAAAAGAGTTAGCTGAACTAAAAGACAGAAGAGCTAAGACATACAAAATAGTCAAAAAAGAATCTGACTGGAAAACATATTATGGCTCCCACTCAGAAATAAAAGCATTAATGAAAGAAGGTAAACAGTCGGAATTCTCAAGAGAAATTCTTATGTTTACTACAAGTAAAAAATTGCATACTTACTACGAAAATAAATTTCTATTTATTAAAGAAGTAATTGAACCACAATCCAACTATATTAATGATAACATAGAAGGAAGGTATTTTAAAAAAGACTTTTATGATAAAACTACTTAATTTATTAGTTGATACTACTCCAGGTTTAGACTACCATTTAAAACATGATATCCCTTTATCTGAGAATGTCTACAGGTATTCTTCCGATGCATTCTTACAATTGTTCACTGAAGCAAGAAACCTTCACAGAGACGGTTATTTGCAACTATGTGAAGCAGACAGAGTTCTTTTAGAAGAAACAGATATAGGAGAGTTTGGAAGCTTTCAAGGAAAGACAGTACCACTAGACATGCCAATGGTAAATCCAGGAGAAGAAGTTATTTGTAGAAAATGCAAACACAGATGGCAAGTAACACCTGAGGACACTCACCCAGCGCTTTGCCATAATTGTGGATATGATAATGTAAGAGGAGTTTACGATATGCAAGCTCTTGAGGATTGGAAAGCACTTAATGAAGCACAGTACCACGGTAAAGATGTTGAGTTAGGAAAACCACATAGAGGAGGTTCTAAAAAGTTCTTTGTATATGTAAAAGATCCAAAAACTAAAAACATAAAGAAAGTCAACTTTGGAGATACAACAGGACTTTCAGTTAAGATAGATGATCCAAAAGCAAGACATGCATTTGCAGCAAGACATAAATGTGCTACAGAAAAAAATAGGCTATCACCAAACTATTGGGGATGTCATATTGGAAGATATTGGAAGTCATTAGGAGGAGAAAAGAACTTTAGTGGATATTGGTAATATTTATATAAAAAACAATGATAGAGAATTTTACAAAATTAGTATCGTGCTTATTTCACTCAAGTACACAAGTGCATATCTTTCACTTACAAACAAATTCATACTCTGAACACAAAGCATTAAATAAGTATTACGATGAAGTTGTGGAATTAACAGATGGTTTAATTGAAACATTTCAAGGTAAGTATGGCATATTAGTAGATTATAGCAACTTACCATTACAAAACTACCAGGACAATATGCAAGTAGTAACGTACTTTATACAATTGGCAGAATTAGTACACGTAATGAGAGAAGACTTTGAAGATTCATACCTACAGAATCAAATTGATAATGTAGTTGAATTAATAGAGTCAACTAAATACAAATTAAGATTTTTAGCATAATACATAATTTGACATGAGTCAACAAAGTCGACCATATCAAGAGCAAAAAGCATTTGACATTATCCAAAGAAAATTCAAACAGGATATAGCTGAAGCAGAATTAGTTTGGCACAGAGACAGAAGGGATCGAAGAGTACAAGTACTAGGACAAACAGACTGGATGTTTCAACTTGAGGATCAATTACCTCAGCAATTAAAAGACGTAATATTTATACCCAAAGACACCTATCATAGGGTGATAAAGGGAACAGGAGAGTTAAATATATTAATACACGAGTTCTAAGTGGAAGAAGGAGTTTCAGCGTACTATTGGATAGCAACAGTTTTGCTATTGGGTATTGCTTTGTTCGTAAAGGAATTTAACAAAAAATAAAATGAAAAAATCAGAATTAAGAAAACTAATAAAAGAAGCAATAGCAGCACCTGCAGCAACTGGAGCAGTACCAGGAGCAACAGCACCTGTAAGCTCAGATGTAAAACAATTGCAAAAAGCAAGAACTAGCTCTACAACTATCTCAAATGCAAATAAAAGAATAAATAATGTAGCAGAGTTGCAGCAAGCATTCAAAGGATGGATTACTACATTAGGCATCCAATCAGGTGCAGGAACAGAACAAGGTAAAACAAAAGTACCTTATGGAACACTTATTGCAACAATAAACAAAGCTCTTAAAGAATTAAGCTGGAAATAATATGGCTAACGTTGAGCTAAAAACATATGGCGATGTAAAAGCAATCATTAACAAAGTGACCAAGCAAAACATCTTTCAAAATGTGAAAGGAGTGTTAGCGGACGAAGGCGTAAACATAGCAGTAAGTTTGCTAGCATCAGTTGTGCAAGGAATAGGTGCTGCAAAAAAGACATACGATATATTTAGAGCAATAGGAAAAAAACCAGATACTCAAAAAACAAATACTTGGTTAGATAAATTAGATATAGATGATCAAACAGCAGCAATAGTTGATGATACAGTTGAAAATGGATTTTTCCAACAATTAGCAAATACAATATCAAAGATACCAGATGACACTGCTCTAGATCCAAGCTTTGACATTAATAAACGATTTGAAGAATACCTAAAGCAGAAATACAAAAACCACTACGTAGCACCAGTACAAGAAATTAAAACAATGAAAAAATCACAATTAAGACAAGTAATTAGAGAAGAGTTAAATAAAATAGGATACTCTAAATACAAAGCAGGAGGAACAACTACAGGAAGCGATACTGATTTTAGTGAAATTCTATGGAACTTAGTACACGGAAAAGACCAAGAAACAAGAGGCAATGATGTATTGGATAGAGCTAATCCTGAAAATGTAGACAGAATTACTAGAGGTGAAGAACCTATGTATGAAGAAGTAAAAGACCTATACTCAAAAGATGATGCAATACAGTATATCGAAGATAACTTAGGAGCTAAGTATTATAAGATTGCAAGTGGTAGAGGAACTCAACAAGTATGCAAAGATGAAAATCAAGCAATACAAGCAGTACAAGATTCTCCAATTAATGAATTTGAATTAGACCTATACGGAGAAACAATATCATTTAGTGCTCCTTACGATGAAGCACACGGTGCAGCTGTTAGAGCAATGGGAGGATTGGATTAATGATAAGCCTTACCAAAATAATAAAAGAGGTAATACAATCAACTACCGAATACGAACAACAAGTTGATAAAATAAGACAACAAGGAGGTGAGTTTTTAGGATCGGGTGATTATGGTGCAGCTTTTTTATTAGGAAACAGAGTAGTAAAAGTAACCACTGATTCAGAAGAATTAGAAGATGCAGGAAAACTACAAGGAGTTGATACTAAGTATTTTGTTCACATTTATGATGTAGAAATTATAAATCAAAAATTAGGAATCATTACAATGGAAGATTTGGAACCATACACAGCAGATCCAGATGAAATTCCAATTGACGATATAATGGCAGAAGCAGACGAGCTAGATATTTATCCTGACCTAGAAGGACCAGGTGGTAAAATAAAGCTTGATAATGTAATGCAAGATAAACAAGGAAACGTAAAAATAATAGACGTATAATGGCAAGAGGAAATCATACATCACCACAAAGAACTAGAACAAACAAAAGCAGAAAGTCAACAGTAAAGACTCTAAACTTAATAAAGCAAAACGAATTAGTACTTAAAAAATTACAGAATGGATAATTTTGATTTAAAAAAATTCCTAGTAGAGAATAAGCTGACATATAACTCTAGAATACTAGAAGCAGCACCAGTAGCTCCTGCACCTCAAGCAGCAGTACCGAATCAAGCACCAGCACCTACTACAGATCCAAATGCAGATGATCAAGTAGCAGATAAAGATGCACAACAAGGATTGAATGGAGCTTTAGCTCTACTACAACAAGGAGCAAATACAATTAAACCATCTGCACAAGACGGACAACTAGAAGAGTCGATGACTTTAGGATTAATTGTAGGAGCACCAGGTATTATTTCCTTATTAGGAAAAGGAGTAAACGGAATGGCTTCTTTATTCCAGAAAGATAAAAAAAGTGGAACTGTAGTTGGTAATGCTCTTAAGAAATTTGGACATAACCTAGAGCATAAGTACATAGATGTAATTGGAGGAATGATAAAACTAGCTTTTCCAAAAAGATACGGACAGCAAGACCCTAATGATGAATCATCTGAATTATATAAAGTAGCACATGGTGTATATGCAGCAATGCTTGTAGCAGCAGCAGTATCAAGTGGAGCAGAAGCATTAGAAGCACACAATTTAATAGGAAAAGGACTAGAAGGTGGATTATCAGCTTTTAAATCATCAGAAGTAGTAGGATTAGCAAACAAAATAGCAGCAGCATAGTACTTATAGTAAAAGTATAATAAAATGGAAAACACATTTGATTTAAAAAAATTCTTAGTAGAGAATAAATTAACATCTAACTCTAAGATGTTAAATGAAGCAGTAGAAGTGCAACATGGAGGAAGGGATGGTACACAAATCCTTGTAGTGCCGGATAATATAAAAATACAGGTAACAGACTACGATGAAGCTACAGATAAAGATATAAACACTGGTACAATAATAGGTGCACCAGAAATAGTTGCAGCATTAAACGCCGATTTGGAACACTACTACGACAGTATTGATATTAATACTGCTTTAGAATACATGTTTGTCTATAATGATCCAAAAACACGTAAACCTATGTATAATATACGTTTAAAATTTAAACAAGTAGGAGATAAGTTAGAAGTAGATCCTACTAGTGTAACAGCAGAACTTCCTGCTAAAGACTAATTAATATTAAAATAATTAAAGAAAGGCTTGTTTATTTGAGTCTTTTTTTGTATGTTATAATGTCAACCAGTTATGTACAACTATGAGCAGCAATATATTATTAGGTTTTATAGAGAATGTATTAGGAAAGTCTTACAAAAGAGCAAGGGAGAACTATGCATTTACCTGTCCTAAATGCAATCACCATAAACCAAAACTAGAAGTAAATCTTCACACAGATGAGAATGGACAAAATCCATTCGAATGTTGGGTATGTGGATTTAAAGGACGTACAATAAAGTCGCTATTAAAACAACTACAAGTACCTGCAGAACAAGCATACGAAATACTTAAATACGTAAGAAAAGGAGATGAGATAGGATATGCACCAACCTCAACAGTTGAACTACCAAAAGAGTTTCAATCTTTATACGAAGCAACAACTACTTCAATTATAGCAAATAAAGTAAGAAGCTATTTGTATAAAAGAGGTTTTACAGACAAGGATTTCTTAAAATACAATATAGGATATTGCACCTCAGGACAATACACAGGAAGAATAATTGTTCCATCTTATGGAGAAAACAATCAACTAAACTTCTTTGTTGCAAGAACATTTGAAGATGCGTACCACAAATACAGAAATCCAGAGTGTTCCAAAGATATAATAGGATTTGAGAACTTAATTAACTGGTCCCAACCAATTATATTAGTGGAGGGAGTATTTGATGCAATAGCAGTAAAAAGAAACGCAGTACCAATACTAGGAAAGTCTTTGTCAAAAGCTTTGATAAAGAAAATAGTATCAAGTACTGTAGAAGATATTTATATAGCCCTTGATAGGGATGCGCTTAAAAAAGCTCTGCAATATGTGGAGCAGTTTCTGAATATGGGAAAAAAGGTATATCTAGTAGATATGCAGGATAAAGATCCAAGTGAGATGGGATTTATAAATTTCACTCATCACGTACAACAAGCAGAGGAAATGGACTTAGGAAAACTTCTTCGCTACAAACTATCATAATATGATACAAAAAGGGACAAATGTTCTATCGGAACATGCCAAAAAGAGGTTAGATTTTAAACCTGAATTAAAACAAATCAACTTCTTAGACAGAAGAGTTTACCAAAGATCAGAAGGAGTATACTACCCTTCAGTTACTTCAATTTTGCAACACATGCCAAAGAATAAGTTCTTTGAATCTTGGCTCAAAGATGTAGGACACAATTCAGACATCATAATGAGAAAAGCAGGAGATGAAGGTACTCAAGTTCATAATGCAATTGAAGAATTGCTTGAAGGAAAAGAAGTCAGTTGGATGGACGATTACGGTAATGCTCGATACAATGAATTAGTATGGGGAATGATTATAAAGTTCAAAGAATTTTGGGCACAGGCAAAACCTGAGTTAATTTTTACAGAAGAATTTACATACTCAGATGAACATAAGTATGCAGGAACAGCTGATATAGTTGTAAAGATAAATGGAGAGATTTGGTTGATCGATTTTAAAACATCAAATCATTTACATAAATCATACGACTTACAATTGGCAGCTTATGCTAAATCAATCGAAGAAACAAAAGGAATAAAAATTGATAGAACAGCAATCCTTTGGTTGAAAGCAGCAACAAGAGGGGAAGACAAAAGTGGTAAGAAATTTCAAGGTAAAGGATGGGAATTGAAAGTAGTAGATGAGATAGAAAAGAACTTTGAATTATTCAAATTAATTTATAGATTGTATGAACTTGACCACCCAACAACTGAACCAAAGTTCACATCATATCCAACTACTATTAAACTTTAGTACTATTTATTTAATATAATAGTTGCATAATAGAAATATTGTGCGTATCTTTAGGCAAATAAAAGTAGCATGGGAGGAAACGTATTCGATAGTACAGCACCAATAAAAAAAGAACATATTAAACCAACTCTATTAGAGTTTTTTAAACAGTTCAAACAAATATTTCCAAAAGCAGAACCTTTCTTCAGAGAAATGAAAACTCTAGGATCTGTAGGAAAGAAAGATTACTCAGGGGACATTGACCTAGCATTAGCTGGGTCGTCCTTTGATAATGTAGAGGATTGGGGACTAGACGAGAAACACGTTCAAGCATTATTTGAAGGATTCAAAAAAAGAGCTAGAACCTCTTCAGATGATCAGTTAATGAAAAGAGCAGTTATTGTAGCAATAGCACAAAAGATTGCAGAAGCTGATACAGAAATTATAGCAGACGTAAAAGGATCTTCAGCAGGAGCTTTATTTCTTTTATTCCCACAATACGATGAGAACAAACAAGCTGTAGGACAAAACGTTCAAATAGATGTAAATGTCGGAGATGTAGATTGGCTACAATTTGCTTACCACTCAGCTACATATTCAGGAAACGTAAAAGGGTTACACAGAACACAATTACTTGTATCTTTATTTTCTCAGAAAGGATATACATTCTCTCACAATTACGGAGTAAAGGATAAGGAGACACAAGAAATTGTAGCAAATACACCACAACAAGCAATCGATCTTCTAAATAAATTATATGGTTTAAATTTAGATCGAGATACAATAGGAGATTACTTCAAGTTAATCGATACATTGAAAGAGGGATTATCTCCACAAGATTTGCATGCAGTTTATGATACTTATCTAAAAATATTAGATAGTACAAGATGTGATATACCAGAAGACTTACAACCATACTGGATTGATAACCAACAAAGATTAGGATTAAAAGGTAAGTTCTTACCAGATAATTCAAACTTAATACAATACAAAGCATAATATGTCAGGAGTAGCAGGAGGAAATAGAATATTAAAACAGAATGTACAGGCTACATTCGATAAGTATGTGCAAGAGGTACTAAGCAAAATACCTGGATTCAAAAAAGCTTCGTTATCAGGATCTGTAAAAGTAGGTTCAAAAGCTGACTATGGAGATTTAGATCTTGTTGTATGGTTTGAAGGAGATGATAAAAGAGAAGTAAAACAAAGAATAATTGATACAGTTCTTGCACTTCCTCAAAATGTAATTATACCTTTCAAGAGTGAAAAGTATGTAGGAAAAAGATACCATAATTCAGGAGAATTAATCTCAGTACTTTATCCAATCGTAGGAGCAGAAGATGAATTTATTCAAGTTGATAATATAATTGCTCTTACAGAAGAAGAGCATGCTTTCAAAGGAAGTTTCTTAGACATGCCTGCTGAAAAACAAGGACTATTATTAGGACTTGCAAAAGTAATCTTATTAGAAGAAGATCCGCAAGACGTATTTAGAAGAATGGGTATTTCAAACGTACCACCATTAAAAAAAGGTGAAGAATATGAATTCAATCTATCTTCAGTAAAATTATCTCTTAGAAAAGTAAAACTTGAAGACTTTAGAGAAGTAGCAAGAGAAGAGGTATGGTCAACAACAGCTTGGGGTACTATTAAAATATTATTTAAAAATTTTAATATAGATGGATCTTTTGAGGACCTATTAGACGACATTGCAAGAAAACTTACAAATGGTAGATCTAAAAGTAGAATAGCAGGTATATTTAAATCAATGGTATCCGTTAAGTCAGGAGAAGTTGGAACACCAAAAGGAGCAGGTAAAGAAGCTGCACTTGAAAAAGTAGCACAAACACTCTCAGAAGCATTAGATGATGGATCTGAAATCGTAGCTCTATATGCTGGAGGATTTAAACCACCTCACTTAGCACATTTTGAAAATGCTAAATTCCTCTCTACTAAAGCAGATAAGATTGTAATCTTTATTGGACCTAAAATTAGAGAAGGAGTAAAAATTACAGCAGAACAATCAAAAGCAATTTGGGAGATTTATTCTAAATATATAAATGTACCAATGGAAATCCATGTCAGTAAAGTAACTCCAATCTTAGATACCTACGAATGGATTGATGCAAATCAAGACAAAGTAACTGAGATCATTACAGGAGCTATGGCTGATGAAATGGGTAAATTTGCAGGTATAGAAAAACAAAAGCAAAAAGGTAATTACAAAAATGTAGAAGTAAAAGAACTTCCAGTTATTACAAATAAAGAGGATGATAAATTCTCAGCAACCGACATTAGAAAATCAGAAGACTTTTTACTATCAGGTAAATGGATTCCAAAAGTAGTATCAAAAGAGGATAAACAAACAATTATCGATATTATAAAACCACAAGAAGAACCTGCAATTGAAGATAAAATGTTAGCTGCAGTAGATGAGGTATTTGAAAGTTTCTTTCCAAAGAAAACTAAAACAATAAAAGAAGGATCATCAGGTACACCAATTCAACCTACAGGAGCAATTCCATCAAAAGACAGAGCAGATTTAGAGCATCTTTTTGACGACCTAACACAAGCAATAGATCCAGATAAATACACAGTAGTGTTTAATCAGGATAGAATTGACATTTATATAAAGACATTTTCAGACAAAGCATTTGATCAAACACCATATCAAACGCAATTACCTGAACAAGTAGAGCAACAACAAAAGTTTGACTTTGCTCCAAAAATAGCATCAATATTGGAATACATGCTGGATAAAGGAATGAACATTACTCCACTACCAGAAGTAAAAATAAGATATGATGAAAATCAAGCAGATAACTTCTTTGGTAAAACAGCTTATTATGATCCAAACAATAAAGAAGTAATTCTTTATGCAATGGGAAGATTGCCAAAAGATGTTTGTAGATCTTTTGCACATGAGATGATACATCACATGCAAAACATTGAAGGACGATTAGGGAATGTTCACACTACAGATACAAATGAAGATTCAAATCTACAGGAAATAGAAGACGAAGCATACTTAGAAGGTAACAGAGTTTTTAGAAACTGGGAAGACGGAATCAAAAATGGTGATAAACAAAAACAAGTTATGGCAGAAGGACGATATGATACAATAAGCAACCAAGCATCATCAGACTTATTTAGAGCTTGGAAAACAGGTTACGATGAGGGAGAAAAAAGCTTAGGATTCGAAGACACTTATTCAAACAACGATGTTGAATTTGATGTAGAAGCATACCTAATGCTAACACCTGGTACAGGTAAGATGGAAGTCTTAGATAGTACAGGAGCAGGCTTTGATGACGATGGAGATTTCATTATAATTAACCTTGCAATAGATCCAGAATTATTACCACAGTTTTGGGAAGAGATTTCTATGACTCTAAAAGATATCTTTAGACATGAAGTAGAACACCTTACACATAATGTAGGAGGAGT